CCAGTTACCCTACTAGATAGAGAATCTGCATAGTAATAACTGTAATAGTTTTGCCAGAGAGCGTTAACTATGTGAGCTCTGTCATCATGAAAACGTAAATTAATTGGTTGAAATTCGTGATCAAATTGAATTATTTTTTTTCTGTTGTATTGATTTAGCGTCTGTGTTTTCATACTAAATCTAGGCAAGTCTGCGCTTTTGACTAAGAGACCGATCTCATTTTGGTGCTGATATTTTAAGTTTAATGTTTTTAAGGCACTGGTGTTAATATCAAAGAAAATATGATAGAGAAACTTGGCTTTTGGGGCAAGCCTAAAGTAGTCATCTTGAAATGTTCGACTAGCATGTTGCCAAGTTGAAAGCTGACCTTTTGGTCCTAGCAGTCCATTTACAAGTTGATCTAAGAATGAATTATTTTTACTAGCCATATTGTATTTATAGACTATAATTAACTACGTATATTACTCATAGTCACAAAAAAGGGCTATTTCTAGCCCCTTTTATTAAACGCCTGCGCCTGTAGCTAGGGTATTAATTGTACGTCCTACTACTGTGCCAAGACCTGTACCTTGTGGGGTCTGTACACAATTATCCGGTTGTATTGTAAGTTCAATAGTTACCGGTGACTGTTGATCATATCCTAATGTTTGATAGTTAGCAGCAGTTACATAGCATCCATAACATTCCCAAGTTTCTAAAACTTGCGGGGTGTTTGCCCCATTGCCACCATCTAACATTTCGATTCGCATTGTAAACTTGTAGTCTACACCACTGGCTGCACTTGCTTGTTCAAAAAAGTCGAACTGCTTTTGTAATTGCTCACCAACAAGTTTACTAACTGCACCAGTAACATCATCACGTAGTGAAACTGAAAATGTATTCCACGTTGGTTTACCAGCATAGTTAATTTTACTGTTGTAGATCTCAATTACTTGGTTTGCAAATGACAAATTTGGGCGAGCCGCTGTTTGCACTTGTTTTGTTAGCTCAGTAGTTGGTGTGCTTACTCCAAAATTTTCAAACATCACTCTAAAGCGATACTTGAGTTTAGGCATCAGCATGCCTTGCGCACTTGCGCTGGCATCACTGGCTAATGGTACTGTAAATTTACTTAATGTTGCGATTGCCATATTAGTTAGCTCCGTTATTCATATTTATCATTTTATAAACCTGCTATTTCGCCAGTGTTCTTCAAGCGGAGAGGAATATAAATGAACTCAACTGCCTTCACAGGCTCAATGGCCACATCAACATATAACTCATTTCTATCAATCCTAGATGGGGTGTTATTGCTCTCATCGCAGACCACAATGTAGTCATATAGTGCTCGTTGACCTACAAGTTCTAGCAATAGACTTTCTACTGCACCTTTAATTTCATCACGAGTGATTTTATCATTAGGTTCGAAAATGTATGGTTTAGCCAATACATCCAACTGTCTACGTAAGTAAACAACTAGACGTGCTACGTTAATACGATCTAAGCTACTTGCATTTCTTGCACGTGTCTTTTGACCGTAATTAACAAGACCAGCTCCAGTCAAGAATGTGATTGGGTTGATCTTTACATCGTATAAAGTGTCACGTTGGCCAGTGTTCAATGCTACCGCATTGAATTCGCCTTCGCTGTCGATATATCCAACTGCTGTTGCATTTGTAATACCACCACGACGTGTTCCAGCTGGAGCAAACCATGGATAACTTACATTGTCACTCAATGCAATTGTTCTTAAAATCATATGGCTTGGTGGTACAACTACGTTGTTACCAAAGTTGTCGCTAGTAAATCCCCATGGATAGAACATAGCCATGTATTCGTCATAGCTTGCTCCACCTAAATCGTTGTCTTCCAATGCCAGTCTTGTGTTTAATCCCCATGCTAACAATGATGTAGCGTCTGGAGTCAAACGTGCAGGTGTATCAGCTACAACAAATGCACTTAGACCATTATCGTAATTCAAAGTAATCATCTCGCCAATCAATTCAGGATATCCTGGGCAAGCCAACAAGTTATAGACTCTGCTATCAACTTGTCTAATTTCTTGATTACTGTTGACCAACGCCTGTAGTGCTTGAACGACAACTTTACGTTGTGCTTTACGTCCAAATGTTCCGGCACCGTTTTCTTGATTACCGGACTCAGTGACCCAACGATGTGGGTAGTAATTCTGCATACTTTCACTGTTGTTAAATCTAATGTTATCTCCGTTAAGATCGATATAATTTCTCTTAAACTTCTTAACATTGAATCCGCTTCTACGTAGGTTCCATAACAACATGCCTTTTGGATACAATGCTGGATCCGGAGCGTCTGGGTCTACATAGTTACTGGTTAGTAATGCTGCAATTGTGCCATCAGTGTTACTGTTTGCTCCAGCAGTATTATAACGTGCATCAGCAAATACGATGCCATTCTCTGTACTTTGATCTCCGGTATCGACCGCTGTCCAACGATTTGCTATCGGTGTGTTTGGCTTATTTTCATCGAACTTATAAATTTTAGGGAAGTTCTCAATATCACTGGTATCAATCCACAAATCACCATCTACAAGAGCCGTACCGTCACTTTGTGTCAGTGGTGTAGTTGCACTTACGATAGGACCTTCTGGATCTGTTTGTAAGGCTGGGTCACTGTCGTAGAATGGACTTGTTACTGCTTGATATCCGACCCATTTGTCTCCATCATGTATCATGATATCGATTTCATCGATAATACTGCTGTACCATAGTGTCCCGTCAGCAGTTAGTGTTGACGGTGCTTCTGCAGAAGCAGTAAATCTTAATGATTGCCATAAACTTGCAACGAACTCGTTTACAGTATCACCATCTGGGGCTGCACTTAGATTTAATGTACCAGATCCAGTAAGCACATTGTAGGCAGCAAACCCTGCTTGACTTAATGCACCATTTAACACTGTGGCTAATCTAAACTCACCACCTAATTTATGAGAAATAGTAACTCTATTCTGTGCGTCAATACTTGCTTCAATATTAACAAACCCGGCAGCATTGATAGCACCAGCCATCGCCTCAGCATCAGCTAAGCCGATACCTGTAGCTGTAAAAGACACTGTGACTGCACTTGAAAGTGCTAGTTGGCCTTTTAAACTTTCTTGAATGGTAAAGCTCTTTGATGCTGTACTGCCAGCGGTAATGAATGTGCCATCGATAATTTTTACAGTTCTAATAGTTGTTGCACCAATTGCACGTTTGCGGAATATTTTAAAATCGGCCACTCTTGGACTGTCATCGTCTCCGCGATTTTCTGTGCTGTTAGTTTGTGTGTATAATGCGCCTAAAGGAATATTTTCCCCACCACCTGATCTATCTAAATTATAGATAGCAGCTTGATTAGTAGCATACATGGGAGCTTCTACAGATTCAAATGCATCTGTATCGCTGTTATAACGTTTGACACGCAATCTTGCACCATTATTTGGCTCTGTGGTTTTAACCCATACTGAACCTGTTGGTCTTGGTGAAGTATCTGTTGATTTGTACAACGGTACTTGAGTGTGTGGTTGAATTGCTAGTCTTGGCGCATAATAAGTTTTAGGAACAATACCTAACACTGTTTCTACATTTAGCGTACCACTAGCAATGGCAATAGCGTTGGATGCTGAGCTATCCTCTGCATTAACCATTGTTTTGTTATTTGAATAAATTTCTAATTTACCATTTACAACACCTGCAGTAATTCCTTGAGCAAATAATGCTGTTGATGGACTGCCGGAATTAATTACTGCGGCCAGTTGTTGAACTGTAGCACCGTTAGATGTTACAGTAATACCATTGAGTGTAAATGACTGTCCAATAGTAATTGTTGGATTTACTTCAGTTCCGGTAATTGTTGGCCATGATTCTGCCCATGCGTTTGATCCTACTTGAACCCAAGATCCATTTCTGTTCTTATACCATAATCTATCTGGATCCGAATATGTTGTATCTAAATTGCTTAAACTAACAATTGCATAGTCGCCAATACTGCCTACGCTAGATTTTGGAGCATACGGACTTGAGGAATCTGCTTTTGTTGTATCAGTAATAACGATTGGAGTTTTACTAACAAATGTCTGACCATTAGTAACTGTTCTACCAGCGCCGTTCCATTCAAAAATACCCCAAGCACTATTCCTTGTGTCTAGCCAATGTGTGCCATTTTCTGGGTCTGCTGCTGGCGGTGTTGCTGACGGATTTATTTTATTAAGATCTAAATCTGCTCGAACTACAAATGCACGATTGCTTACGCCTAATAAGCTATATGCTGCCTGCAATCCATATTCGTTTTGTTCCCCAGCATGAATTGGGTTGTTATTTGAATCTGTTTTAAATACAGGATTACCAAAAGTATCTACTAAATCTTTTTGGCTTGTGATTAAGTATACTGATCCTGCATTTTCTTTTAATGTTCCTGGAGCAATTCCTGTTCCTGAAGCATTAGCTTTATTCTCTGCGCTGGCGACAATAATTAGCGGTACTGTACCTGGAGCAGCCGGAGTATAAAAACTCTCGTCAATTACTGTTACGCTTACGCCTGGTGATGATAGATTTGCCATTGTGTGGTATCTCCTAAGATTCCTCGTGTTCATATATTTAGCGAATATTGGAGAAATCAACTGTGTTTAACACCCAAAAAAGGTGTAGAAAAGGTTAGGTTAAATACAGTTATGTCAAGACCACTATGTTCTTGCGGCCTTAGGCCTGCCGCAATTAACTATAAAAAAGAAGGTCGCACCTATTTTAGAAAAAAGTGCGAAATATGCCTACGACACGGGGGTGTTGCTTACGGGTTCCCCAAATGGTATTTGGATGGCTACAAGCAAAAAGATCAATGTGAAAAATGTGGCTATAAAAGTAAACACAAAGAGCAGTTCAATGTGTTTCATGTAGACGGAAATCAAAATAATACCCGCCCTAATAATCTTAAGACAATATGTGCAAATTGTCAGAGAGTCCTACATAAAGAGGGCGTTCGATGGCGTCAGGGTGATCTTGTTCCTGACTTATAAGCAAGGATTTTACCTGTTTATACAAGTCATCTATAGTACCATTATTGTCAATTTCATGATCGAAATCAGTGCCTACCCAAGCAGTTTCACTGGCATGAATGCCCATGCGTTTTAGTTCTTGAAAGGCTAGATTTTGGCCTTTGTTGGAGTCCAAAGCAAGATTATACCATGCAGGCAATTCTCCCCGTTTGACCCATACAATCTCGCCACCTGCTTTGCGTATGCTTTCAATTTCATTAGGAAATCTGCAATCAGATATTACTACATCGTCCTTGCTACTACGTAGTTTATTTTCTAAGCTGGCAATCCAGATATCGTCGTGGAAACCTTTACGGCACACTTCTGTGCCCCAATATTGTAAGACCCATCTTGGAGTAATTTGTCGTCCTAGCCTATTGCTCCACCAAAAATCCACCTGTTCACGCCATTCACGTGCTTCTTTGGTTCGACCTTCTAGCATGGTCCTGTCCCACCCAAAAACGGCTGCGACTGCGTCTTTTAGTGTGTTGGCGAAACTTTCACGTCTAAATTCATGAAAATTTACCAAATAGTCTGCAACGGTGTCTTTGCCGGATCCTATAAATCCGCAGATGCCAATAATCATATAATACCCTCCAAGATATTATATATTACTGTATTTTTTTGAATGTGTCAATAGATTAAACGCCGTATTTGTTCTTTTTGCGTTTAGGTACAGGACTTACTTTGTTCGTATCATTTAACTCTAAACTGCGCATATCACCGTGATTTGGGTCAGTATAACTTTGGCCAGCAATTTTGTAAGCAATTTTTAGTATATCTTGTTCTTCTTTGGTATATGGGTATGCTGTTTTCTTTTTACCTACATAACTTTCTTTACTCATATCAGGCATAGCTTTACCATCAGTACTAGCAGCAGCCATCATGGCTCTATATCCACCATAATCACTAGCCCAGTTTGCGCCTCTATCATTAACTATGTTGACGCCTTTGGTGGCTTGATGTTGTCTCTTGGTTAATTTACTGCTTTTTGTTTCTGATACGAATTCTTTTGCTCTCATGATTATCCAATTACAAATGTATAGCCTGTTCCGCCAGCAACGTAAGTTTCAATTTCTTTTTCTAATTTTTCAATTTCTTCCTTACCTGCACTTAATAATGCTGTGCCATTTAAGCCACCGGCGCCACCAGGACCTGCAATATTGCCAAATTTACTACGTGCTTCGCCTAATATAGTTTTACAGATTGCTAACGTATAATCTTTGAACCATTGGCCAGCATAACGATCTCTTAAAAGTATATCATCAGGTCTGTGATTATAACCACGAATCATAATCTGTTCGCCTTCTGCGTAAGGACGCTGTAAAATTCTTAAAGTATGAGTGGTCGGTATCCATTGAAACTCGATGTAAGCACCAAACATGCGACCCACCATTTCTTGATATTGAGCGAATAATTCGTAAGTAGCGAGACCACCCAACATTGTGCTATTTAATAAGTAAGTGTTGGTATAGGCCAAATTAAAAGGTTCAAAATATGTACCGCCACTACCGCCCGCTGTTCTACTACCTACTGTTCTACGAAACACACTACGGACTTCAATTATCTCGTCAGGTAAACGATAATCGTTAGTATCTTGTTTTAACTCTAAAAAATAATAAGCTTCTTCCACAGAATGTGCGCTTTTCTGTCGATATCGTGCTAGAGCACGATTTAGTGCAGTTTCATAATGTATAGGATCAAGCTCAACATCTACCATGCCGTCAGCCAGCATGTTTTTAACGTAATCATAGACGTTTTCTCTTTCTCTTAGGATCGTTGATTCAGGCATCTTTTGCTCTCCTAGTATATTTAGCTACTGATAAATATCACTATGCCACGATTATCATTATATAAACCCGAACGAGGTAACGATTACAAGTTCATAGATCGCCAAATTGCTGAAATGTTTCAAGTTGGTGGTACGGATCTTTACCTACACAAATATATTGGGGTCAACACTAGCGAAGCTAACGCTACTGCGGACCAGCCCAATTACACCAGTCTAGATGTTACTAACATACAAGACTTGCTATTGTTAGAAAATAGGGATAGAAAATACGATCCCAGCATTTATAAAATTCGTGGAATTTATAATGTACAAAATTTAGATTTTAATCTTAGTCAATTTGGCTTGTTTATAGACAACGATACTATATTCATGACTGTACATATTAATGATTGGATTAAAACAGTGGGTCGCAAGCCTATCAGCGGAGATGTGTTTGAACTGCCACATTTAAAAGACGAATTTGCACTGAATGATTACATGATAGCACTGCCACGATACTTTGTTATAGAAGATGTTAGCAGAGCTAGCGAAGGATTTAGCCAGACTTGGTGGCCACATTTATATAGATTAAAACTTAAAAAGATTGTTGATAGTCAGCAGTTTGCAGATATATTGGATCAGCCTGCAACTGAATGTGGTACTGAGACACTTAGAGATATCCTTAGCACTAAGGGTAAAGAACTACAAGTTAACGATGCTATACTAGCCCAAGCCGAGGCAGATGCTCCAAAAAGTGGTTACGAAACACAGCAATTTTATACTTTGGCTGTAGATCCAAATACTGGTAAGCCTACATTAGAAACTGTAGATCAAACAGATATAGATGCCAGTGATACTGGATTAGATACTAGCCGAATACATGGTAGAGCACAACGCAGTGGTTATGTTGGATATTTGTTAGGTGATGGTGCACCGCCTAATGGATATGAGTTTGGCCACGGTATACAGTTCCCTACTAACGCACAAAAAGATGATTACTTTTTACGTACAGACTTTGCGCCAAATAGATTATTCCGCTATGCTGATGGGCGTTGGGTCAAAGTTGAAGACAGTGTACGTCATACATTGACAAATACTGATACAAAACAAACACTCAAAACCAGTTTTATTAATAACACAACCACAAATACTATTGCAGGTGAAACAGTTGAAGAACGACAAGCACTTAGCAAAGCACTTAAACCAAGGGCAGATTTATAATGCAGTTCTTTTATGACGGACAAATACGAAGATATTTGTTGCAAACTATTCGTGTTCTCAGTAATTTTGTAGTAAAATATGGCGATGGTAGATTGGTGCGTGTACCTGTAATGTATGGCGACAGCGATAGACAAGTAGCGCATATTTTAAAACAAAATAGCGAAAATAAAATTAACAGCACGCCACGTATTGCTGTTTATATCACTGATCTTGATTTAGATAAAGAACGATTAGCAGATGCTACACACGTTAGTAAGGTGCATATCCGTGAACGTGATGTTGAAAACGGCGAATATACTAGCAGTCAAGGACGAAATTATACTGTAGAGCGTTTAATGCCTACACCATTTAAAATGACTTTAAAGGCTGATATTTGGACCAGTAGTACTGAACAAAAATTACAGTTATTAGAGCAAATTTTAATGCTGTTTAACCCTAGTTTAGAAATACAAACCACTGACAACTATTTAGATTGGACTAGTTTAAGTGTTATAAACTTAGGTGATGTAGTGTTTAGTAATAGAAGTATACCAGTAGGGGCAGAAAGTAATATAGACATTGCTACTCTTAGTTTCGACATTCCAATATACATTAGTCCGCCTAGTAAAGTTAAAAAATTAGGTGTAGTACATAGTATTATCATGAGTGTAGCAGATACTATTGATCGTGGTGGTGACGGATATATTGAAGGACTAGGGGTTGACTTATTACCTACAACACCAGGTACACGAGTAATTGATACCGTGAGAGCGACCATTGACAACTATAGAATAGTAGTTTATGGCGGGCAGGCAAGGCTTTTAGATCAAGGCGAAGTTACTGGTGCAGATGCTACGGATATAACTGATGTGGATATCGAAACCCCAGACAATATAAATTGGCGTACAGTTCTTGATGCCTATCCAGGAAAATATCGTGCAGGCGCAACACAGATATTTTTAATTCAAAATGACGGCACAGAAGTTTCAGGAACTGTGGCCA